AGGTTATGTTTGTATTTAGCGCGAATGATATTAATAAGATTGATAAGATTCTGCTTGACCGAATGATGGTAATTGATTTGAAGGGATATGACCTAAAGCAAAAGACGGCTATTGCGGAGCAATATCTTCTGCCCGTCGCCCTAAAGGACGTTAATTTGACTGAGAGAATTTCCATTTCAAAGGAGATTCTAACATATATCATTAAAGAGTATGCGAATGATGAAAAGGGTGTTCGTGAATTAAAGCGCAGTATTGAGCAAATTACTCAAAAGATTAATATGTTACGTATGTTTAATTCTCCTGATCTCCCGTTTCACATTAAGGACTTCTCATTGCCATTTATTGTAAAAACGGATCATATTAAACTATTCATTAAGAAAAAGGAGAATTCTGATGAGCCACCTCCTGGATTGTATGTATAGAGTGTATTAGGATAATATTTTTATTTGTTTTAGTTAGCATTATTCTTAATCGCATTAAGAAGGCGCTTAACTAAGTCTGCTTTTAGTCCTTTAGTACTTAGACCACGTGCGGTCAGAGTTTCTTTTAAGTCAACTACTGTCATTTTTGCCACAGTTTTAGACATTTCATTATTATTTGATGCTAGACTTTTAGTTGCTTTTACTGATCTGTTTCTCTTAGTAGAATGTCCATGCGAATTTGTTCCCGCGGCGGCTGCCGATGTGTTAGTAGCAATAACAACAGGGCTTTTTGGCTTTTTGGCTGTTTTATTTAAAGATTTAGGTTGTTTATTAAATAGTTTTTGAAGTTCTTCAGCCATTTTTCTATTCATCGCTGTTTGATTATTTTCATTATTACTATTCGGCGTTAATGCCTTCCCTTTAGATGTTACATAATATCCCTTTTTAGCATTCCATTTCACAGTACCTTCTTTAGACGCAGCAGTACTTCCATGCTTTGGTATGCTTAATAACTTACTACTCATTTCTACTATTTACTCAATATTAAAAATGTGTATATTTTATATAAATCTAAAACATCTAAAACATATCTTTAATTAATTCATACGTTTGTTGAATACCATCTTCTAATTTAATCTTGTATGTCCAGCCCAATTGTGTAGCTTTAGATGTATCCAAAACTTTTCTTAAAGTCCCATCGGGTTTATCTGTATCAAATCGGATTTCTCCTTTGTAACCCGTAATCTCTTTAATCATATATGCCAAGTCTCTTATAGTTATATCTTGACCCGTTCCTATATTTATAATATCTTCATCATTATAAGTCTTCATGAAATATAGACACGCTTCTGCGAAATCATCCACATGTAGGAATTCTCGCATAGGGTTGCCTGTTCCCCATAAATTAATGTGCGGCGTATCATTTTTAGTTGCCTCTATAAATTTACGCAATAATCCAGGCATAACATGTGAATTCTCTAAATCATAATTATCATTTGGCCCATACATATTAGTCGGCATTAATGCGATAAAATTACATCCATATTGTTTTCTATATGATTGACACATCTCAATGCCTGCGATCTTGGCAATAGCGTATGGCCGATTAGTGTATTCCAGAGTACCCGTTAATAAGCTTTCTTCCTTTATTGGAATGGCAGACTCTTTAGGATATATACAGCTTGAACCTAAAAATAGTAGTTTTTTAACACCATATTTATAGGCTGCGTTAAGAATATTGCTCTGTATCATTAAATTTCTGTAAATAAAATCGGCCCTGTATATATTATTGGACCAAATACCGCCAACTTTAGCCGCGGCTAAAAATACATACTCAATATTTTCGGATTTAAAGAACGTATCTACATCGGCTTGGATAGTTAAATCTAAATCATGTGATATTTTAAGAACTAAGTTTGTATATCCCTCACTTATAAGTTTTCTTACAATCGCACTACCAACCAATCCTTTATGACCTGCCACATATATTTTTGAAGCTTTTTCAAGCATTCTTTTAATAAAAATAAAAATGTCTTTAGGTATATGATCTAAGATCTAATATCTAAGATAAAATAGGAACACTGCTTCTAGATATAATAGAATTAAGCATGTATTGCGCATTAGAATTATTAATAAATGAACGTGGATAATCTTTTTCCCATTCACCAGCAGGTTCTAATGATAGTTTAGGCGGAGTCTGTCTTCGTAGGTTTGTAGATCGCTGATTCGGAGATCTTGGGTCTAAGATAACATGTTTGTAAGGTCTTTTCAGAGGTTTACTATCAGAGTTATCTTTTATATCAAATATAATATGTATAGATTTTGGATTAATATAATCAAAATAACTATTCATATTATATAATATATATAGTTATTTTTTAGGCCTTTAGATCAATATAAGGAGTATTCTCTAAAAATATTTAGAGTATAGAAAATGTCAATTATTGTGCTAAGGGGATTTTCAAATTCTGGAAAGGATTATGTCGGGCAGATTCTTTGTGATAAATATAATTATAAACGTTTTGCCTTTGCAGATTCTCTTAAAAAGTTTGTAGCAAAAGATTTTAACTGCGCTCTTGAACAACTTCATACACAAGAGGGTAAACTACAAGTATGCTCAACTGATTCAAGTAATAGAACATATCGCCAAATTCTTATTGATGAGGCGCTACGTTTAAGAAAAATAGATACTGGTATATTTGCCAAACATTGCTGTCAGGAAATATATGGATTAGATTCTGTACCAAATAAAATTGTTATAACGGATTGGAGATATCCAAATGAATTACAAATCCTAATAGATATGTTTCCAGAATATACTGTTACACCTGTTAATATTGTTCGCCAAGGACAGCTACAGAGTCCAGTTGATGATATTTCAGAATATCATTTGCTTAATAGAGTAAGCGATTATACTATTATTAATAATATGGATGAATCAATATATAATGAGATAGAGAGATTATTATATAATATGTTTAGCAATTTCATTATTAAATGAATTTATTATCATAGTCTTGTATGATTCTAATGGATATATATTTTCATACATTTGATGTAATGTAAATATATTAAAATATTTTGGGCTTTTTGATAATGTTAAGAATTCACAATCATATTTATCTTTAAAAATATTAGGAGATAGCTTTTTTAAATATGATGATTTTCCCCACCAAAAATTACCACTGTAATGTAATGGATTAGCATCATGTTCTTTAATATTTACTCCAATTGTATCATAAATATTTAATAACTTAATACAATCTTCTGAATGATTAACTAAACAATATAACATATAGTTAATCCAAGACAAAATTCCTGGATAAAAATAATGATCTTGTGTATATGAAATACCTTTTGTATGTAAATATAAAATATTATAATTATCATATAATTTTGAAAAAGTTATAATTTGTTTCATAGTAGCATTCTCAAATAAAGATATATCATTTGAATAATTTATAACAATAATTTTTTTATTAATATTTTTATATTTTTCTTCATCTAAAGGTTCACCAATATTATTAATCATTAAAAACTCTAATTTATCAAAAATACCACATTTATTAAGATAATTAATTAGTATATCTAATATAAATGTGCCAGTAATGTTCATATTTGTACTGTGAATAAAACATACATTTTTTGAAGGTAGCATATTAATAATAATCTTTTATTTTACTTTAAACTGTATTTATCTATAACACTCACCATTAAAAATTAACTTAGTAACCTCTTCTTGTCCTCCCAGAGTCACATCTTGATAAAACATAGGGTGTTTTAATCCATATACATTAAATGATTGATGAAGCGATGAAAATAATAAATCATGTGGAACGTCATCTAGATACTTTGAAATATCGGTCATTTTCTCTATAAATGTCCTAATAAAATCTCTTGAAATATACAAAATCGCATGCCCGCTAGTCATACCCTTAATTCTAACTAAAGTATTATTATACAATTCATTTGTTTCTATAGAATTACGAATAATATCTGGACGATACATTGAATAAAGTGTATCAGTACTATATGGATATGACCATAAAGATACACCTAAATATAACATATCAGCTGTATCAGGAATCTCTATTTGATTATACTTTGTAAAGAAAGCACAATCATCTTCTAGAATTATAAAGGGGTTATCATTGTTTAATTCCCGTTTGAATATTTCTAGGACTGTATTTGTCAAACTCGCAGTTTTATTAGGACCTGGTATACTCTTAAAAAATACAACACTTTTAAATCCTTCATCAATTACTCGTTCAAATACTTTTATAAGTTTACTACGATAATTATCTGTACCTGGTGAAATTATATAAACTGTTATATCTTTAATATTTAATAACATATGTTATGTATGCTATTAGATATTAATTATTTCTTTATACTTAATTAGAAATGAATGACTTTTATGAGAATAGATTTGTGGGTGTTTTTAATGAAACTTATTTAAAAAAATTAGTGTTTAAAATCGCTATATCTCTTCTTATTATTGGAGGTCTTAACTGGCTTCTAATAGGTCTTTTTAATGTAAATATTGTATCACGCATTTTTGGTAAAAGTGTTCTTGCCACATTTATATATATATTAGTGGGAGTTAGCGCATTAGCAATAATGTTTGATAGAGATACATACTTACCATTTTTAGGTCCAATGGTTGTCCCTTGTTCTGTATTAGAACCACGTGATCCCCCCGGTGCCACAAGGGAAGTTAAACTAAATGTTGGTCCAAATGCTAAAATTGTATATTGGGCAGCTGAACCAAGTTCTGGTGAAAAACTCAACTCCTGGAAAAACGCATATCTTGATTACCAAAATGCGGGTGTCGCCATCTCAAATGGTAATGGAGAAGCTGTACTTAAAATAAGAGAACCCCAGAGCTATAAAGTACCTTTTAAGGGTAAATTGGACCCGCATGTACATTATAGAGTATGTGGTGAGGCAGGATGGATGGGTAAAATTAATACTGTGACACTAAATAAAAATAAGATTGAAGGATTTGAACATAATAAAACTCATAAGAGCTATAAAGTTGTTAATTTAGCTGATACAAGTGCTAGTATATATTAATTATATACGACTTCTAGTATATATTAATTATATACGGCGAAAGTAAAATATATAATTTGATGCGCCTGCTATCGGTCCACCCTGTTTATGAGCCGTCTCATCATCCATTATCCACCATTCATTTGAAAGTGGATGCTTAAATTGCGCGGTATAATGCCCGCCCATATGTGAACCATGATGATCTGATACACCCCTTAATTCATATGTCCAAGCACGACTGGAATCTGCGGATTCCTCCGCGAAAAACTCTGTAAAATTCATATGCTCACCAGTATAAGGACATACAGACATATTTTTACGACCATCATAATTAAACCTGCGCAGAGTTATAAATAAACTATGCGGTAATTTCCAAATATGTGTATGAATTTTGGCATTATGACGGATTTTATTAGTGGGAGATATTTTTGTACAATTCTCACAATCATATCCCTCAATTTCAGAGTCCTTTACCTCATTCTTTATCCACTCCTTAAAACTTTGACCCTCACAAGGAATTTTAAGTGAATTGAAAACCTCCCATTGATATGTGTTGTTTTTACATTCAGTACAATGGATAGTTTTTCGCATCATACCAAAAAAGCGATCAACAACTTCGCTTTTATTTTTACTTACAAACTTATTCCACCCGTTTTCAGCCATGATGCGCATTTTTTCAGTATTATTTGTGGAATCATCCAGAATAATTTCCGTATATACTGACTCCGTTTTTATTGCTTCATGAAATTTATCAAGAAGATATACAAGATATTCATGACTATCATTTGGTACAGGTACGCCAAACATTTCATATACAGTTCCTCTTACTGCTTTACGTACTTCTGAAATAAATCCTAGTGGGCGAACATAAGCAGGTTTATATGCGGACCACACTGATTTAATAATATCTTGATATGCTAACAAAATTCTTTTAGAAGCATTATCATCTGGTATATTTTTAAGTTGTTCTGTAAAGTTTTGAGTGAGACAAAACGCATTCCATTCTGGACATGCGCGAATTAATTGAAGTGTGGAATTACAATAACATGTATTTCCCATATTTTGAATTCCTACAACCCCTTTTAATGATACATCTATTTGTGGCTGAGGTTCTGAAGTAGATCTTTCCTCCATATAATTTTGACGCGATAAGGGCTTAAGTTGTTCGTGTATATATAGAGTTATTGAAGATGGCTAATCAAAATATATATTCAGTACAACTTCTAAATGATCTTCATATTCATTTTCCAGAACTCTTATATAATTTTAGACGATTTCAAAATGTTCAAGATGTATTAGGTTATATTCGCGCAGTATCTGAAATAAGTCCTTATGAACGAGGATTACAGCAATATAGAATGCGTCAAAGAGCAAGACAAGGTGTAATGCCTGTGAATAGATATACTAATATATCCAATCCTATTATTCCAGGAACTAGTACAGTAATACCAAGCACATCTACACAAAGTACAATGTCCACAACCTCGGCGACAAGCCTACGAAGTGATGGCGCAGTACCAGCTCGTATTCGGGTAAATACTGGTAGAGCTGATGTAATGGATAGCTTTCTTGGCGGACTTTCTATTATTTTAGGAAGCGCTAATGGTGGAATAATGACAATGAATGAACAAGCGGCTGAACAACAACTTCAGGCATTTCTGGATCAATCTATTCCAGTATATCCTACTGGCAGAGAGATTGATAATGCCTCAACTACTTTTATAACAACCGAACAACAAGATGATAATTGTGCGATTTGTCAAGATGAAATAGAATCTAATCAATCTGTTCGTTGTCTAACATATTGTAATCATCACTTTCATCAAATATGTATTGATACTTGGTTTCAGCGAAATGTTCACTGTCCTACTTGTCGTCATGATATTCGGATTGTAGAGAGAAATGATTAGAAAGAAAAGATATTTTATATAATAATAAAATAATAAAATAATATATCAAAAATATTATTTTATTATTTTTATATTAAAGAATTTATTATTAAACAATACTAAGAGAAGCCAGATCATCAGGAAGTTCATGAACAGTAGTGCTATAATGCTTTTCAATTTCCTTTAAAGAATTCATTTCCCCTCCATAAATGAGATTAATTGCCACGCCCTTCTTACCATAACGTCCAGAACGGCCAATTCTATGAATATAATTCTCACGTTGAACAGGAAGCTCATAATTTACTACAAGTGATACTTGCTGAACATCAATACCACGTGCTAGAAGATCAGTGCTGATAAGTACACGAACCTGTCCAGAGCGGAAATCCTCCATACGCTTTTTACGATCCGCCACCTCCATTTCACCATGAATATACTCAAGTGTAAATCCCTGTGCGGCCAGCTGTTTTGCTAGCCACTCTGCCTTTTGACGCTTATTCACGTAAATAAGCGCCTGATTAACTGCGATCTGTTGATATAGATCAAGTAGAACAGGTAGCTTCCATTCCTCACGCTCCAATCCTACATAGTATTGCTTAATACCATCTAATGTAACTTCATCTGCTGGTAGAAGAATACGTACAGGATTACTAAGGTAATGTTCAGCTACTTCAAGTACATTGACAGGCATAGTAGCACTAAATAATGCCAGGCGAGTAGAAGCAGGAAATTTATTATCAAGAATAGTTCGGATTTGTTCAGCGAAAAGGTCCTCCAACATTTGATCAGCTTCATCAAGAATAATATACTTCATATGCTCAATTGCTAAATCGCCGCGACGAATAAGATCAAAGATGCGGCCAGGCGTTCCAACAATAAATTGCGCACCCGCCTTTAGTGTACTAATATCACTACGAAGTTGATTGCCTCCAGTAGCAGATAGAACTTTTAGACCCATATAATTACCTAGCGCACGCGCCACACGCTCAGTTTGCTGAGAGAGTTCGCGTGTTGGACAGATTACAATAACTTGTGGAGCCTTAATTGAACTATCTAGTACACTTAAGGCACCAATTGTAAATGCACCTGTTTTACCTGTGCCAGATTGTGATTGAGCTAGAATATCATTATTCTTGCTCATAGGCACAATTGCCACTTGTTGAATCTTTGACGGGGTCTCAAATCCATACGAGTAAATACCTCGGATGATTTCATCGGAAAGACCCATTTCATCAAATGATTCATAGATCTTCGGATCAGCTTGGACGGTATCGGAATTTTCAGTCATCTATGAATATAGACTATACCAAATCTTTATGCTGATTATTAGTTGTTGGAATTCAATCAAATTTTAGGATAATTATACAAAATTTGATCGCTTAAAATAATCCAATATCATTAGAGTTATAATATGGATGCTGATGAAATCATTGACGTTGCCGCTGATTATGAAGAAGAGGAATGGGATGAGGAATATAATGAAGCTGAAGTTGAGGTAGAAGAAGGTGTCCCCGAAGTAAAACCAGAACTCAAGCGTCTATATCAGCAGCATCCAGAATGTAATTT